TGCTATGAGAATAAAACTGCAACATATAGAAAGGTATTTGAAACCATTGAAAACACTCAATCTAATATCTATTATATGTTACCAGAGAATAGTGTTAAAGATAAAATTTATAAACTTAGAATGCTTCATGGGCTTACTCAAAAACAATTTGCACTTAAAACTGGAATTGGTTATTCATCTGTATGTAAATATGAAACTGGCCATAAAATAGATAAAAAAAACAAAATAAAAATATGTGCTGCATTTGATATTCCATTAAGTTATTTTGAAGTATAAAGCAAAAAAAGAAGGCTGCTTACTTAAAAGCTCCTTCTTTAATTTATATCATTTCTTTTTTATTATTTTAAGTATTACTCTCTTCTTTAACTTTGCATCTTCCATACCGACACCCCATAATCATTTGTTAATAAAATTATACCAAACATACGTTCTTTTGGCAAATTATTATATTTACTTTTACACTCTAATTATACAATAAAAACTGTCCGAACCACTCGAACTATTCGACATTTTATTACATTTATGTATTATTCTTTACACCTCCATTATTATATTTTTTTATGTAATTTAATCCAATTTTATTTATTTTGTATTACCTATGTATTACCATTGTAAACATAATTTCTAAATTATATTTTTGTGCCCATTATAATGAAATTTTTAACATTAATTTCTTTTGAATTTAATTTAAAAAAATGTAATTATATTTAACGGTGATTTAAATGTATAAATTAAAAATAAAAGAATTTAGAGTTAATACAGGTTACAGTCAAGCTTATATGGCTTCATTACTAAATATGAGTAAATCCTATTACTCTGATTTAGAAAACTGTAAATATCCAATTAAACTTTCTACACTATGCAAAATTGCAAAAATATTTAATGTTCACTCTAGTGATTTATTTATGTGTGAACATGAACTTAGTGAATAAGGAGTTACCCCTTATTCACTATCAATCATTTTATCTCGTTATTCACAACTTTTTTAACAATTTCTATTATATCACTTTTAGTTAATTTAGCATTTAAAGCTATATACTTTTCTAGGTCTTGAAGTATTAATTCTTTAACATAATCTGAAAATTTTCTCTCTTTAAACTGTATATATTTAAGTAAATACATTTCATTTTCAGCAAACCTTATAGATTTTACATGACTATTTGATTCCAATTCCACATCATCTAAAAAACTCAAATCCATTTAAACACCCTCATTCTAAAGCTCTATCCCCTCAACTCCTATTATCTCATCAAAAGTTTCTTCTTCTTTAGTAGGATGTATTCTTGTTGGTATACCCCTACCGTTATCTAATAATGTATTTGCAACTGTAGCACCAACACTATGAAAACCATCTGTTGCTAACTGATATAAAACTTCTTTTATATAAGCTGATGAATTATATCTACTTGCTAAAAAATCAATTATCTTTCTATCTTTAGAATTACTTTCATTCAAACTCAAATTAACCCTCATTTGCACACCTCGTGTCATTTTGTACCTTATATTAATCAAAATATAAGGTACATAACTTTTAATAAGTACAGTATGTGTTATTTTGTGCTTTTTGGTACTTTATTCTCAATTTCTAAATATACATTGCTATACTTACTATTACCTCTGCCTTTATAAACTTTGCTTGTTTGTATTACTGTGAAAATGTCTGATATTTTATTTAAAGCATTACCTAATTCACTGTTTCCTTCTTCAGTATCAACAAATGTTAATCTAATCTTCATCATTTATCTAATCCCTTTGCCTTTCCAATATTATAACTTCCAGTGCAATTACTACATAAATTATTATTCATAATTTCTACTCTAAATTTCTTATCAAGAACATTTATAAAATATTCTGCTCCTCCCCCAGTAAGATAAATTTTATAATCCCCAAGATTATCTATAGTTACTTTTACATCATTTATTATCTTTGCTGCATACTTATAAATAACATCTTCAAATTCATCAATATTTATTATTTCATTTGCTAATAACTTATGAATATCTTCTAATCTTCTATTTTCGCCTTGCCCATTCAATTTATCAGCTATATCGCTAAATACATCCATCATTCCTATAGCTAATGATTTTTCTTTTTCATTAATGCCGTTGTTAAATGTAAAAATATCAGTTGTTCGCCCCCCAATATCCATTATTGCAATTAATCCATCATTTCTCTTTGATAAGCTATAAAATGAGCTCCATCCCTCTCTTAATACACCAACCTTGTTAAAAATAGTTTTATATTCAACACTATTCACTTTATAAGTAAACTCATGACCTTGTAATCTATCAATTATTAAGTTTTTCATTGTCATTTGACTTGCTGGAAGATGTAATATTAAATTAATTTTCCCAGAAACATTGCTTTTAGCTAATGAATAAAATAATGGTACTTCTATTTCTTTGTGAACTTTTGAAAAAGTTTTATTAAATTCTCCCCTACCAAAGAAATAATTATTTCCATCATAGTTTAATACTTCTGCACCAAATACTTCAGCATTATTATCTAATTCAAATCTATTTTCTAAAATAACTCCTTCACTTGTTTTAATATTAAATGATCCTATATCAACAGTTATTAATTTCATTCTCTCTACCTCCATTAATTACTTATTAATTCCATTAACTTTTTAGGAATATTTATCCCTAAAAATACTCTTACCGAAACTAAAAATGATAATAAAACAATTAAGTGAACTATTATCCAAAATACCCATGTTATTGTAATGTCTATAAACATCTTTATTTCTGCTACTGTAAATTTCATTTTAAAATCCCCCTTGAATTTTTACATCCAAGATGGTATACTCAACTTGCTACTGGAGAGTGTGCCATCTATGGTATGCTTTCTTTTTTTTATAAACAAATCTTATCACTTTCTTCTAATCTCTTTATTAAATATCCTAATTCTGCATGATTTAACTTTTCAGCAACTATATCAGCCATAACTTCCGCAAACTTCTCTTCTAATGCTGTCATATCAGTTGGTAATATTAAAGTTACTGTATATTCATTTTTTCTCCCCATATTCTCCTCCTAAATTTGAGTTTTTAAAAACTCTATATGTTCTTCATAAATTTTTCTTACTGTCTCATTTCTCTGGTGTAATATAAGTCTTTTAAGTTCTCTTATTCTTCCTTCTATACTCATTCTCTAAGCTCCTAACCATGCTATTCCTAAAGGCAATTCTTCTTCAATTACTTTTTCTTGCTTCTCCCAACCTAACAATTTCTTTTCTAATGAATCATAGTCATATTCTCTAGCTTTAAAATTGTTAAATTTAAAAGGATTTATTCCATCGACTAAATATTTTGATTTAGTCTTTGCTCTTTCTATTGCTCCAATAAGATAAGTAGCATTTACTTTATCTACAGTTATACTTTCAATTGCATTTTCTAAAACACCTTTTTCAGTATTATTAATCACTTCTTTTTGCTTTTTAGACAATATAATTCCTTTGAATTTGTCTAATACAAGCTTAATCTTATCAGATTGGCTCTCATTTTCTTTTAAAACTTCTTCAACATCTATTTGCCCTTCTAAAGGTAAATTGCCGTTAGAATCAACATGAGCCTTATTTGTTGAAGTCTTTTTCTTTTCTGTAATAATAAATTGATTTATATTTTCTATAAAATATCTATTATTATCTTTAAACTTCCTAGTAACTCTAATTAAGCCTTTTTTCTCAAGCTTCTTTATAGTAGATACTACTCTATTTTTAGAAGTTGTATTAAATGCTTTCATCAAAGTTTTTAAATCTGGATAAGCATAACCAAAATTATGATTATGAAACTCGAAAAGCAATTCTAAAAGATATTGTTCATTTACTGATAAGTCCTTAGTTCTAATGTATTGTCTAAATGATATGAAATTTTTAGATACTTTTGATTGTGACATTTAATTCACCCCTTTTGTTTACTTAAGTTTATGAATTAATTATAAAACTTAAGTAAACTTTTGTCAACACAATGCTTAAATAAATTAAATAAACTTTGCAAAACTTAAGTAATATGTAGTAAAATTTATACAGAGGTGATTACATGAACGAAATAAATAAAAGTAAATATAGAGAATTGAAAACTAGAGTTAGATTCACTACATCAATAGATTTAGACTATAATAATAAACTTGATAAACTTAGTGAAGAAACTATGATACCAAAATCAAAATTAGTTGATAGAGCTTTAGAATTATTATTTAGCGAATATAAATTAAAATAATTTATAAGAAAATAATTTATAAAAGCCTTATAAAAATTAACAAAATTGTGGGGTGATATTATGGAAAAGGAAATTTTATATCATGGGAGTTATATGAAGATAGAATATCCTGAAATTCGTAAACATAGATTTACAAAAGATTTCTCATGGGGATTTTACTGTACTAGTATCAAGGAGCAAGCAGAAAAATGGGCTAGTAAGTTCACTACTTCAATAGTTAATGTGTATGAAATTAATAACTTAGAAACTTTGAATATAAAAAAATTCGATGGATACAATGATGAATGGCTGGAGTTTGTTGTGAATTGTCGTAGTGGTAATACTCATAATTATGATGTTGTTATTGGACCTATGGCTGATGATACTATATATGATTATATTGAAGCATATTCATTAGGACATATGAACAAAGAAAAATTCTTTGAATTAATGAAATTTAAATATCCAACTCATCAAATTAGTTTTCATACCATCAAAGCATTAGATTGTATTAATTTTGTAGAAAGTTATACTGTAAACTAATCAAATAATATTTACTAAAATAAATTAAAAGCTCTTTGGTCTACCAAAGGGCTTTCTTTTAAAAAAAAATAATAAATATATATAATAAATATTTTTAGTAATAAATATAGGGTATCAAATTAATACATTGTTAAGTATTACTTTGATACCTTTGTTAGTATTGTTTTAATACTCTACTTAGGTATTAATTTATACTCTTATTGGTATTATTTTGATACCTATTTTATAAAATTAAAATAAAAAAAGCTAGCAAGTAAGATTTCTCCTGCCTACTAGCCTTAAATAATTATAAATTTAATAATTTTCTCCAAGTGTTTTGCCCAACAATTCCATCTATAGAAAGCCCTCTAGTTTTTTGAAACTCTCTTACAGCAGTATGAGTTCCATTACCAAAGATTCCATCTACCCCATTTGTTGAATATCCTAATTTTACAAGCTTTTCTTGAAGCAATTTAGTAATATTCCCTTTAGCTCCTTTCTTTAAAACTGGACAGCCAGCTAAAGTTGCTGGACCTGGAATGCCATCTACAGTTTGTTTAGAGAAACCTTGCTTATTGCATTCTTCTTGTAATCTCTTAACCCAATCATCACCTTTCTTAACAGTAGCTGATTGATTAGGAGTAGGGTTTGTTGCTGGAGCAATAACTATATGCTTATCTAATGCATCTACTATAGCCTTTGCAATTGCTTTATATCCAACTTCAAGATACTTTTTTGCGTCTTCTGTATCTACAAAGCAAACTTCTATAAGCATAGATTTAGCTTTAGTTCTTCTGATTACATAAAGTCCAGTACCAGCTTTAACACCTCTATTATTAAATCCTAATGCTGATATATTGTTACAAACATCAATAGCATCTTGATATTGTCTACCTTCATAAGTATAAACTTCTACGCCTTGTCCTCCTCCAGCATTAAAATGAATTGATATGAACCAATCTAAGTCCTCTCTATTGGCTTGTTGTACGACTAATGCTAAGCTTTCATTTGTAGTTGAAGCATAATCCACAGTACAATTATAAACTGTATTACCTCTTTCCTTTAATAATCTTCTTACTTCTTCCCCAACTAATCTAGTATGTTCTCCTTCTTTTATAATTCCCGCTGCTCCTGTTCCAGCTCCACTTAATGTATGTCCATCATTTACTCCGATTTTCATTTTTACATTCCTTCTTTCTTTAATATATTTTTATAAATTAAAAGAACAGGATCTACTCCTGCTCTTTACTTAACTCTTTCTTTTCTCCATCTTTAAGTTGTACTAATGCATCTTTTAATTTCTCTGGTATAGGTAATCCTAATCCAGCACAATTTTCTAATAAGCTAATACCTTCGTTTGCTATATAAAAGTAGCATATAAGAGTTCTAAATACCCATGTTCCTGTATTTAATAGCCTATCTAGTAATACCGATACTATTAAAACAATAAATATAACTGTTTTCCTCGCTATACCTTTAAGTCCTATATCGCTAGATACTTCTTTATTTATCCATGCTCTTAATACTCCAGTTGCATAATCTAACGCCATAAAGCACACTAAAACAATAAGAGCAGTGTCCCATGTTCCAAATAACCATGTTACTCCAGTTCCTATTGTTGCTACAATAATTTTAAAATAGTTTAATAAGTTTTCCATTTTACACCTTCCTTTTTTATATTAAAAAAGAAGCTAGATTTTACTCTAACTTCTTACTTAATATTAATTATTCTATTATTTCTATAAATAATTTATCATTTTCTATCTTTTTATAGAATTTAATCAAGTCTTTTTTAGATAATGTATTCTCTTTATTTTCAAATAATTTATTATTGGGATTAACATATATTTTAATTTTACAAATCTCTTTTTCTTCAGCATAATCTCGTAATTTTTTTAAATAATAAGTAGCTATACCTTTCTTTCTAAGCTCAATCGCATTAACATATAACACTTGAAGTTTTATATATTTTTCTTTGCTAAATTTATGACTCCAAAAAAAATCCATAGTAAATACTATTTCATTTGATTCAAAGTCATATAAGTAGAATTTAACTGAACCATCCTTAGAGTGTAAACCTCTATAATACTTCTCAATACAATCTTTCTTTGTGTTGTTGATTTTATCTAATAACTTATTGGGCTCAAACATAAAATCTACCTTTCTTTGTTCCAATATTGGTGGTAATCCCCATTTTTTTATTTCATTTTTCATTTTTATCACCTCCATATAAGTTATACTGATAAAATAAACTTTTTGTAAACATGAGTATAAAATATCTTTAATTTTTACGAACAATATTTATCAATAATTATAAATCAAAGAAATATTTAATCCCCTCACTTAATGTAACAATATTGTATCCGCTATCTTTTACATATTGTAACATTGCTTCTATTTTTTCAGCATCCCATGGAGCTACACTAGGCGCAGAATGTGTTGCAAGAATAAGCAAATCATTTTTAGGTCTTAATCCATCGATTACTGTTTTGAACTCTTCAAGTGTGTGGTTAGTCATCCAATATCTACCTAAGTTGTATCTACTATTATCGCCCCACTCTTTTTTATTTACTCCCTCCCATGCACTTACAAGACAAGGTGAAAATCGCTTTGCAATTGATTTAATCATATCGCTATTTGCACCGTTTGGTGTTACTAAGTGTCTGTAATTTTGAAAATCTTTCATCTCTCTATAACCTTTAGTTATATTGCTAATAATGCTTTTTGAATCAAAGTTGTCATTGCTCCATATTGAATTTTCATGTGTATAACCATGTAATGCCATTTCAAGACCTTGTTCTTCCATTTCCAAAAGTCTTGTTTTAAGTGTAGTATCTTCGCTAATTTTTTTAGAAAGACAAGCTAATGTTGCATTTACTCCCTTGTTTATACATGCTGAATAAACATATTCAATACCAACTTTATCACTATCATCATCAATCCAAATTATAGTTGTATTTTTATATTTATCTAGAGAATAATCATCTATGTTTTTATAAACAGTTAAATCTTTTGTATAAACTCGTGGTACATTACCATCTTTATAAGTTATGCTAACATAATACGCATCATTAGGTGTTGTTTCTGTAATTGTTACAGTCTCCCAATTTTTATCAGTACCAATTTTAATAAATTTAAAATTTTTATCGTAGTAAGCATAACAATATCCATTAGCATTTAAAGTCATTATATTTTCTAATGTAATAATTGTATTTGGCTTTATAGGTATATAACTTATAACTTTAGAATCGGTAGAAGATGCTACAACTTTACCTACTGAGTTAACCCTTTTATATTTAACAGGTGTTTGTAAAGGAAATTCAAAAATATCGTTAATTATAGAATTAACTTTATTCTCATTATTAAAAACAATATATTTGATACCTCGCCCATTAATTGTTAATGTATTACTATCACTATATGAGATAGAAACATAATGTATATTATCATTTAATACAATTGTTTCTGTACTAGGTGTCCAATTAGATGTATTTATTTTACCTATAAGAGTTTTGTTTTTATCGTATGCTACAATACAAGCAGCGCCACTTGTTGCAATATTTTCAAGTCTTATACTATACATCCCATATACATATAACATTTTAACATAGTTATATCCAGCTAAAGAGACCTCATTACCACTTGAATTGATATACTTCCCTTTCACTATATTGTTACTATAATCTATATTAAACTCACACTTAACTTCATTTAAAATATCATTATATTGACCTCTTACTGCATCACCAGCACTACCATATACTTTCCCATTTCCTCCATTTCTTATATCTTGCAACTCTGCTTCTCCCATTGGTGAACCCTCAGGAAGTGCTAAAATACCATTTATTCTATTTCTCTCTACTTCAAGCTCCGTTTTAGTTGCACTTTTATTTTCAACAGCTTCAATTTTAGCTGATATTTCTCGAATATTTTGTTCCAATTCACTTTCTATATTTTCCCCATTTTTACAAGTAACAGCTTCAGCAACTGTTTTAGGATAGTATTCATTTCCATTTTCATCTTTCATCTCAATAATAGATTTCATTTTTTCTCTCTCCCTTATAAACTTTATCGAACGTACGTTTGTATATATTATATAACTTTTATTTACATTTATCAATTACTTGTTACATTTATTATTATAATATTTTAATTCTATGAAATCTCAAATTAATATCTGAACCTATATTTTCCTCATTTATAAGCATTACTTTTTTATCCAATTGCGAACTTAAATTTTCTTGATTTTTCTCATTTTCAGTTATTCTATCATTTAATGTTTCATGTGTTCCTCTTGCAAGTTTAACTTCCATATTGGCATTGTCATGATCAACTGATGCATCATCATAACATTGTTTTATTGCATCATGGATTGATTGCCTTACATCTTTTCCGAATACAGCAGTTTTTATTTGATTTAAATAATTTTGTATACTCATAAATTACCTCCTTATAATTGAATTCCTGATATATGAATATTAACTCCACTACCTTTTGCTTTTACTGCATTTGTTAATATCACTTTATCTACTATTACCGTTTCTTTAGGTGCTATTTTAAATATAAAAATAACACTATCCAATGATAGTGTTACATCCACTTCTTCTGCTGCTGTGTTGCACATTAATATAGTTTTTACTATAGCACCCTTTGAATTTGTATATAATGTTGTTTCCGTATCATTTAATGCTACTGCAGCTATTCTTTTATACTCTTCCATACATTAAACCCCCATATTAACTCTAATTTTTAATTTATCAACCCTTTGATTTGTTACTTCAAGGCTGTCTGTTATTTCATTAGTTACTCTTGCTAATTCTAGGGTTTTATTTATGTTTTCTTGTAAGCTCTGGTTAATATCAATAACTGCTGCATTTAATGCTGCTACTGTTTGGTTAGTTGATGCCAGGACCTCAACTGTATTATTAACAACCTCTACAGTATTATTTAATTCAGTAGATACATTACCAACAACATCTACAGTAGTATTTATTTGACCTCTTACGGTTTCTAATACCTTTGCAGTTTTATTATTATTAAGATTATATTGCTTCATATCTTCAAATTTATCCCCTATCATCAATGACGAACTTTGTGGGTTGTGTATTTGAGTTGTTTTTTCTGTAATCCTTATATATTCATTTATATTCATAATAGGATTAATTACAGGATGTTCATTCCCTACTTTAAAAGAATTAAAGTCAAGTCCAATTATTGATAAGTCTAAAGCTTCTAATTTATGCTTTTTCTTTATTCTATTAATTTCTTTTTGCCTTTCTTTACCCTTAGTAAGTAATATTGATGGTACATTAACATCATCCCATACAATACAATCTTGACTTAATCCAAATTCCGCTATAGCTTCTTGATCATCTATATAGTCCTTGCCATTATTAACACTTTTAATAGTTATTCTTTCGTCACTATCTTCAAGTTTTGCCCCTAAAGGTACTAATCTAGGTATTATTGATGTAGGATCTCTTTCCTGCTCTATAGTTTTAAGGTTTTTACTTAATCTTATTTCAGATTCTGACTTTTCCCCTATTTTGATTAAATAATCTAAATACCTTTTACCATCTTGCCATCTTACCCTAAGCTCTCCACCTAATCTATCAAGTAACTTATCCTTTATTGCTGCAAATGTTTTTTCATAGTCTAGGAACCTATATAATTTACCTGTTATTTGTACTATACCTAATTCAAACCTTTTATCTGCAGTAACCATACTATTATGATTATCTATCATAACTTTTAAAAAGTCGCTAACGCTTATATCATGGTATTCACCGTACCTGGTTGTACTATCATTAAGGTAACCTAATTCACTTTCACATATTACATTAGTATATAATTTACCACTTGAATCCATTTTAGGAGTAGGTAATAATACTCTACCCCTAAACTCTTTTTCATTGGTTATTTTATTTGTTATTTCTACTGATGTAGTTAATGTGTTTATTTTACTATATCCTATATTGCTTGGATATATTTCAAAGGTAAATGAATCTATAGTATTAATTCCTTGCTTTATAGTTCCAGATGGTAGCCTTGGTGCTTCTGGACTTGGTGAAACTGCATTTATTATAGTTTCTACCCCATCATTTAATATAACTACCTCATACATCTATAACACCTCTCTTTTAAATATAAATTCAATATTACCTGTTCCACGAATAACTATATTGTTTAATCCCTTTTCAAGTATAAACCTCCAATCGGTTGTAACTCCTGTATTAAATTTATAAGTTATTTCGCCTTTTATTACATCAAAGGCTGATGTTGTCTTTACTGTTGGAGTTATTCTTGAAGAACCTAAATTATAAAGCTCTATGCTCTTTTCACCTGCTACAGTAAACTTTGTATCTTGTGCATAATCTAACTCAAAGTTAAAATCATCCCAAATGTCATGCCCTTCATTTCTTGATGAAATTTTATAAGGATACGCATTAAATGTTACTGTTATTTCTCCATTGCTTCCCTCTTCGCTAAAGTCATCATCTTCAACCTCTGCCAGAAAATAAAATCCTGGTATAGTATCATCATATAGAGGTTGTTTACCTCCATCATTTAACCATTCCAGGACTTGCATTTTCTTTATATTCATTGCTATCTTATTTCTTTCATTTAAGTTAAAAGTATATTCTAACTGTCTTTCTGAATAAGTTTGCTCCCCATATAGTAAACTAAAGTCATATGATCCATTCATAAAGGGGACCTCTTCTTTAATTTTATTCTTCTTTGGATTTCCTATTTTTTTAGATTTTATAGTTAACCCAAAATCATCAAAACTATGTTTATTATTTTTTCTAATACCATAAGCCATTATTCAAGAATCAACCCCCTTTCTGCTAGTTTCATTCTTTGACCATCTATTTTATCATTAGTTCCTGCCATTGCTTGACCTAGTTTTTCTTTATCTACATAGAAAGCCATGTTATTCATTCCTGTTGCTACAATAGCCTGTGTGAATGCTTCAACCATAATACTAAATAGTCTATTATAGTCTACGCTATTATTTCCCATGCCCTCTGCTACTGCAGTTCTTACATAGTCCATTAATGTTTCTATTGGTGCTACTGCTTCTGGTCCTGCTTCTCCGCCTACCATTGCATTAGGTCCATTCATTCCAAATACAGTAGGCTGATGCATTACCCCTCCTTTAGCGTACCATTCAACGCCTACCTTTGGTAATCCTTCATCTAACCATTTCAATGGATTCATTGAACCACTAAAAGTAAAGTGAGGTAACTTAAATACACTTTTAATACTTGACCATATATTTCCTATTGCATCTGCAGCTTGTCTAAACGGTGCAGTTATACTGTCTACTATTCCGCTTATTTTATTAATCGCCCACTCTATTGGCGACCATATAATCATCTTTATAGCTCCCCATATACCTGTTAGCATTTGAGTTATTCCAGTCCAAACCTGCGACCAATTACCACTAAAAATACCACCAACAAAATTAATAATACCGTCTAGTATTGGTTTTAAAACTGTATTCCATAGCGTTCCTATGAAATTAAATGCGGTCATAACTGCATTTGCTATATCATTAAATGCACCAGAAAAAATAGGTAATAATACACTCTGTACAAATGATCCTATTGCTTCAAATACAGGTTTTAATATGCTAAACCATAAATTACTTAGTGTATCACATAAACCACTAAAAATATTTGCTACTATTGGCCATACATAATTAAATACTTCTGCCACCTTTTGAACTGCTTCAACAAAGAATCCCCATATTGGTTTACCCCAACTTTCCCAGGCGGTAGCTAATGCACTCATTGTAATACTAAATAGATTTTTCAATCCGTCAAAAATTGGACCTAAGTTTTCTATTACAGTTCTTATAACTGATTCTATACTTTGGAAAATAGTTGTACAAAATCCAATAAGGTCAAGTAATGCATTTCCTACGGTTGAATCTCTCCACTCAAAGGCTGCTTTAAAAGCTTCTGCAATACCTTCTCCACCTTTAACTCTTGCTATAATCTCATGTATAGCTGACATTATCTTTCCTATTTCCTCAAATATAGGTAAACCCCCTATTGGTCCCATTATGACCTCTAGCATACTTTTAAATGCTTCTCCATAATCGTCAAATTCATCCATTGAATTATTGAAGGCGTTTTTCATTTCTTCAAACTTTCCTCCAACTAACCCAAAAATTCCATTGGCTACTTCTCCAAAATCTCGGAGTATTCCACCAACCCACGAAACTACTCCGCCTATTGTATCAAATGTAGTTTCCAAGATTTTTTGAATATATGGCATTTTACTATCTACCCATTTTAATAGATCATTAAGTACAGGTAAGAATTTCTCACCTAAACTAATCATCATTACATCAAATGTATTCTTTAGTTTCCCAAAATTCGCTTTAACATTATCAGTTTGCTTCTTAAATGCTGCATCTGTTGCTCCTACTGCATCTTTCATGGCATTTGTCTTCTCTGTAAAGTTTTCTGCCTGTGCTCCTGTAAGTGCTAATACTGCATTTTTTGCTTCTACTGAACCAAATAGTTCACTAAATGCTATCTCATTTCCGCCTACACTATCTTTAAGCTTATCAAGTGTTCCTTGTAGTCCTAAAGATTCAATCATAGCTTGACCATTTTCATAGCCTAACTCTTTTATCTTTCCTGCCATTGCGGTTGTAGGTTGTAACATCCCTTGAATTGTTGCTCTTAACTGTGTAGAAACTTCTGCGGTGTTACCTGTAACCCCTGTTAATGTTGCCATTGCTCCGAATAATTCCTCTTGGCTTACTTTCATTGTTGATGCTAATGGAATTACTTTACCCATACTTGATGCAAGTTCTGGGAATGAAGTTTGCCCCAACTTAACAGTTAAAAACGCCAGGTCGGATGCTTTTTCTGCTGCTGCTGCTGATGTATCACCGTAACCTTTTGTTACTGCAGCTAACAAGTTAACCGAATCTGTAACTGTTGCATTACCTGCCTTTGCTCCTTTACTTGCAGTTTCCAATATTCCCATACTGTCTGCGGTATCTCCAAAGGCTGATATTACCTGGTATAAACCATCTGTTAACAGGTCAGTTGATGTTCCTGTATCTATTGAAAGCTTTTTAACGGTATCCCCTAACTCTCCAACACGTTTATTTACATCACCATCTAACAAGGTTGCTACATTTGACATTTGAGCTTCAAAGTCCATTGCTGCCTTTGTTGCTACTGTTCCTAATCCTACTGCTGCAGTTCCTGCGGCTGCTGCTATTGCAGCCCCCCACTTTGCAGCAGTACCAATACCACCAATAAGCTTTTTGCCTAATCCCTCTGCCTTTTCTTCTGTCTTGCTGATGTTCTTATTAGCTTCATCATTTTTAACCATGATGCTCCCAAAGAGCTTAAATACTTCTATTGCCAACTAATCACCTCTTTTCTTATTAGTGATTTTTCTCTCAATTTCTGCAGCTTCTTTGAGAAGTTCTTCTTTTGTTAAGTATTTTTCCTGGATAGTGTTCATAGTGAATAAGTTTTCCTTATACTCTTCAAAACTTATAAAGTTTTCCTTACTCATTTTTCTATAATCTACAAGCCATCTATCCCAAGCTTTAGCTTCTAACTCTTTCTCATAAGCTTTTATAATAAGCTCATAGCCTTCATAAAATCCTAGATTTAAAATATAATCCAGATTGACATACCTACTTAAAAGCAATTCCTCAACTTCGATTAAGTCTATCGAATTGCTAATTTTAAAAAAGTTTTCCACTTCTCCACGTCTGCTATTTGCATTATTTTTTCAACTAAATCAAATAGATCCATGGTTCCAACCTCTTCCTTAGATATTTCTAAAGGTCTACTTAGAAACTCATATAATGCATTTTCTGAATTAACTTCTGAAAACTTTTCTATTAAAGTAAAGATAATATCAATCCCTAATGCTTTAACATCTGTTTCCTCTGCAACCTTTGCAGTAATATTTTTAATCTCTTCCTTTAATCCAATTTCCTTAACTAATCTTGTAAATGCAAAAACATCACTTGTATTTAATTTTCTCATTATCGTATTCCTCCTAAATAAAAAGGAAGGGTTGTCCCTTCCTTGTGTTAATCTATTTATTAGTCTAAGTATTCAATTTCCCATGGCTCATAATCTTCTGGACTATCTTCTAAATAGCATCCTGTAAATGTTAATGCTGCCACAACTTCATCTTTATCGGCTAGTGACCAATCAAAGTTTTCTAAGTTTATTGCATTAAATAACTTAATTACAACACTTCTACCTCCTTTGGTCTTTCCTGTCCACTTTACAAAGTCATTGTAATCTGAATCTTCTATCTTTCCTTTTCCTGTTACTATAGTCTTTTGTTCTTCTGATTCTTTTGTTGCCTTAACTGCTGCATACATCTTTGGTATATTTTCAGTTATTACCTCTAATGCATTAACTGTTAATTTAGGCGTTGACTTGTCCTGGTTAATTCTACCCTTTACAGGTCCCCTATCCCCATCTGCTTCAATATTTCTATATTCCTTTTCAACTACAAATTGACCACCGCCACGAGTTAATCCAACTGGTACCTCACCAATAGAATACACCCCATGACCTAATAATAATCTTTGTGGATTTGGCATATTATCGTCCTCCTATATAGTAATTTTGTATTGTAAATTTTAGCTGCCTTCTTCTTATGGTTTCATCTTCATCTGATATAGATCTTCTGTCCTCTAAATAAAAAGTTGGCATCACTTTATCACTTGGCTTATTCTCCATGTTTAAAGCTTCTTCAATGTTATCTGCCAAAGTTTCAACCGTTGTGCTAGTTCCACCCTGGTCCCATACATCTATAGTTAAGAAAATATCATCCCTTGGATAATTATTTAAATTAACAGTATCAAAGTTATATACAATGTAAGGGAATGTTGCTTCATCTGTAGCACTTTCATAGTAAACTTGTTTATTAACTTCTTTTAATAGCTTAGTTACTACTTTTCTAAGCTCTATTGTTTTAGTCGCCATCTGCCCCTCCTTTGTACTCTCCTTCATTTATTAATGCTAATGCCTTCGCTTCATCCTCTAAAGAACTTAAATACTTGGATTGTATTTCTACTATCTTTGCAATATTACTCTCTGTGATCTTGGTTAATAACCCTAATTTCTTAGTTTTACTTGTCCCAAATTCCTGGAATCCACCATAAAAGGCGTTTGGTTTTATCCCTATTTGTAGGTCTAAATCCTTTTTTCTTACCCAATATTGTGTATACTTTCCTACTGAACCTTTTTTCTTTTTAAACAAGCCATAATAACCGCTTCTAAACCTATTACATAAGAATTTACCAGTATCTCTTAAAGCTGCTCTAGTTAATTCATTTAAGGTATATTGAACTCTATCAACATTACTAATAAACTCAACATTACCTTTTTTAAACTTAATAACGCTCTTAGGAATTGCCATTTATATTACCTATACACACAATTTCCATTTTCTCTGTTGAAACTTCATAGGTCCTAAGAATTTTATATATTCTTCCTTTATACCTAATCTTTTTATTGTCCTCATATTCAAATGAATTAATTTCAAATTTTAATTCTGGTTTAAATCCTTGTGCTTGTGCCTGGTAAAATTCACTTTGTGTAATAGATTTTTTCTTAGCATATATTCTATTCCAATATGCTTCACCTTTTACCGCATCCCCTATATCGTCACTCTCTTTATAGTTAACACATTCTAACTCTATAACATCATTCATGATTATAATCACCTGCCAAACTTAAATGATCTCTTAATGATTTATAGCTTTCTAAATATCTTTCTGAATCCTTATTCTCTAAGTAAAAATAGCATTTGCAATATAAATCAACTGCTCTTATTATTAATGGATCATCCTCTTCAATCTTTTTAACTCCATGACTTTCCATGTCCTTTTTAGCTGCTTCTATTAAATCCCTAATATCTTCATCAAATGCATTTATACTTACTCTTAAGTTTCTTTTTATTTTTTCAAATAACATATTGCCTCCCAAAGATAAAGAAAAAAGAACCACTATATAGTGGCTCTTATTACTTCAACTAATTCCTCTTTATTTAATGATGAATAGCCTGTTAATCCATTAGTCCTAGCAATGTCTTTAAGTTCTGCTACTGTTTTATCATTTAATTCATCTCTAGAATTCTCATCTAATTCTGAATTATATAATCTTTTATTAACTTCTCCATCAAGTAGTGAATCATTATTATTAAACTCTCTTAGAGTGACTTTTTTTTTAATAAAGCAAATGCTTTTACTGTTCTTACATTCCCATCTACTATACCATAAGCTAAGTAATCTGTTTCTCTTTCCTTTTTATGATCTTCACTATCAAGTAATACTTGCTTATTGATATTTGCATGATATCCTCTGTTAGGATTTCCGATTAAGATTTCTCCATCTGACATACTATCATCTTCTTTTACAACCTTACCAAGTATTGTACCAACTCCACCTGCAATAGGATTAGCAACAAAATAAGGCTTTCCAGTAGCATCAACTATATTTGCAAGTTCATTCCAAATAGTTGTACCATTCGCATAAATTGCAGCACCATTCTTATATGCCCCTTTAACCTTTGCCATAGCTCCTGTCATTTGTTTGTATGTTGGCTCTGTTCCTTCATACTCTATTACTTGGCTTGTATTTTCTGCCTTATTTAATACTGTTACAATCCCCATAGGTTCTTCTTTCCAACCATCTGAAACACCTGGTGTACCTCTTCCATGTGATACCCCATATCCTAAAGCTGCACCAATCTTTTCTGATAATTGCCCTTGAATAAATGGTATAAATTCATCTATAGCCATTTCTTTTAACTTCCATGAAACAGTAACACATCTAGCTAATTCACATCCGTTTAAAGTAGCTTCTGCAAAAGTTTCTTTTCCATCTTCTACCTTAGTCACTTCATCATACCATTTAGCATCTGTTGAGCTATCTGACTTTAATAAAGTAACCTTTCCTTTTATGTATGTCTTAAATACATCATTCCATAAAGGGTATTGCTCTTCGATTTCTTTCCAAATTCCAGTCATAACTGTTTCTGGAATAACTATCCCTGTATTAGCTGTAGTATGAGTGAATTGATTCACTAGGTTAAATGCTGACTTTTCTTGATTAGTCATTTGCATTCCTAGCATATCTTTTGCCCATGCATTTACATAAGCTGTAGGCTCTTTACCTTCTTCTTGTCCTTCACCTTTATTATTTAACTTATCAATTACAGTACCTTCTACAGCATCATTTGATAAGTTCCCTAAGTTTATAGGTACTTTGTTATCTTCTAAAGCTTTTAAATTTGCTTGTGATTTAGCAAAGTTATCGAAAGACTTATCTAAATTTTCTATTTCTGGGCCAACTGCCATAGAATCTTCATACTTACCTTCCTTGTGTAATTGTTGAGCTTTATTTACTAAAGCTTGTCTTTGATTTAAATAATCTTCTCTGTTTTTAAACATTATTGTATTCCTCCAATTTTCATTAAATTAATTAGTGATTTAGCCTTTTGCTCCAATAAAAAATCATCCTTATTCTTTTGACTTTGAATAGGATGACTTTCATCATTAAATCTGTTCTTTAAATTTTTAATTAAATCTACTGGCGAATATGCCATAGAATTATATAGCTTATTCATTTTTAAATTACTCAATGCTGATAGATTGACTTTATTGTCATCTTCAAACATTATTTCATCAATTAAGCCTAGTTCCTTTGCCTTTTGTGCTGATAAATAAGTTTCATTGTTCATAAGCTCCAAAGCTTCTTCTCTACTCATTCCAGTTTTGCACATATAAGCATTTGCTATAGTATCATTTGCATTTTTTAATATCTCTGATGCATGGTCCATATCTCTATAATCTCCATAAGTGCCTGTTGATACATTATGAACCATTATTTGAGCCGTTGGAGACATTCTGCTTTTGCCTGCCATAGCTATAACACTTCCTGCACTTGCTGCAATTCCTGTTATGTTTATAGTAACCTCTCCAGAATAACCTCTTAACTCTGTATAAATTTCTGATGCAGCAAATATATCCCCACCAGGAGAATTAATTTTTACTGTTATAGGCTCCCCATTAGCTAATTTTAATTGATTGATAACTTTTCTAGGATATGTGCATGAATAACCTAACCACTCATACCATTCGCCCCAATCATCATCAAGTATTTCACCTCTGATTTCAATATCCAATTTCCTCACCTCCTTTCAAGTTAAACATCATCAGAATTTAATGCCTTATCATCTAAATAACAATCTGCTGATATTTTTCTTGGATCTGTTCCGTACTCTTCAATAGTTTTTGCTAAATTTTCATTTATAGCATCAAATTCTATCCCTCTTTCAGAACACCATGAAATAGCATTATCTAACTCTTCACCAGTTCTACAAGTCCAAAGAATTAATTTATTCCCATTATCTTTTAGATTCTTAACATAATTAATAACATCTTCTTTTGCATCACCAATTTTAGGGTAAATATTTTTGCAAAGAGTTCCATCAAAGTCTACAGCATATATTTTTTCTGATTTTTCATTTTTCATTTTTCTTATACCTTTATAATTTTTCTTATTATTTAAGGTATTCTCTTCTTTTGTATTTATTGTAGCTGTATCTAATCTCATTATGTATTCATCCCCACCTTCAACTGGTGCTAAATTAAATACTGCTCTCCATTCATTAGGAGATAACGCCCTTCTGTCTACCATTTGAACTAAAGCAAGTTTAGTAGACATTGATGCATATTGTAAATTAGATGCTTCAAATACAATACTGTTACCAAATCCCCTCTCTCTTCTTGAGAAAAGTTTTCTTGTATATTCATTGCTTAATTGAACTGCTATTGGTTCAATTTCAGCTTCAAAATAACTTATCCATTCATTTTCATTGTACTTACTTTGAATTATTTTATCGTTAGTACCAAATAAACCATAAACTCTTTGAAGTGTTTTATCTACAAGCATTGGATTAGGTACATAATCTTTAGGATCTACTTGTTTAGCATCATATTTACCATCTGCTGCAGCTGCTCCACCAACTTCATTATCAATAGCTAAATAATTATCTACAAATTCTTTAGTTGCCTTCTTTAAATCCTCTGGCCTTAATGAGCTATTAAATTTTAATAGCCATTTTACTACAGCACCATTTTTAATAGCCTTTACTATCCCCTGGTCTGTTGTTGTTACAATATCCATAAGTGGCTGTAATGCATCAAATCTACTTGTACCAAATACATCATTTTCATTGTAATCTTGCCTTAAGTGAATAACATCACTATAAGCAAATGTTACAAACTTACCATTTTTAAGTGTAAATCTTAAATATAATAGTCCATGTGTATCATAAATAGCTTCGACTGTAGCTGCATTGATTGGATATATCTCAATTGGATATCCATTTTCATCACGATTTATAAATGCAAATGCATTATTATTAAGTTCTAATTGATTAATCATCTTTTCTAATAGCATTTGCCCCGACATATAAGGATTAGGATCTTGTAAAAGCATTTTCATATATGGCTCTGGATTAACTTTCAATCCATTTTCACCTTCTCTTATATGCTTTGCTACCATTTTACCTACTGCTTTTGCTTTGGGCCTTATACAACTTCTTATAATATCGCTTTTATATAGATTCCCATTCCAACAATAAAATCCATTACCACTATCCTGTACTAGCTTGTATCTTATATCTGATGGTTTCTTATTAAAAAAGCCTTTTACCTTTTGCAATACGTTTATTTTCCTCACCTCCTTTCAAGTAATTAAATTAATGCTAAGTAATCTGACATTTTATCTCTAAGAACTACATAACCGATTATTAAAGTAACTCCACCATCAATTCTCTTTCTGTTGTCCTGCCCCTTAATAGGCTGTATATTCCCATTAATATCTGTCTTTACCTGCATATTTGATAAGCACCATTTATCTATAGGATTATTATTGTAAATAATCTTATGAGCTTCTAGGTCTGCTTTCATTTCTTTCATAGGTGATGATAATGTAAAAGTACCTTGTCTTACTTTTATCATTGCATCTTTACCAAATTCATTTATATATGCTTCTAGTAAACTATCATCTACATGCCAAGGATCATAACCAATCCAAGGTAAATAAATATCAAATTCATCCCTTATCTCTTTAAACCATTCTAACATATGGTATTTATTAACCTTATTACCAGGACAAACTCTTAATAATCCAAGTTTCTCCCAAAGCTTATAAGGAACATTATCACCTTCCTTATTATCTTCTTCCTGATTTAATTTTTCTTCTGGAATAAAGTACATAGGAATAACATATACATTTTCATCATCTGGCCTCATACATAGAACTTTAGCAGCTGCTAAGTCTGTAGTTTCTGCTAAGTCAAAACAACCAATTCCATATCTGAACCCCATAGACTTAATATCGAATTTAGTTTCATTGTTAAGTTCATCCCATCTAAGCCAAGTACAAGCTGAATTTTCTTTCATGTTAAAATCTTTTACCATAACTGTAGCTTTAAAAGCAGGATCTGCTTTAGCCTTATTTACACAATCTCTAAGAAAATCAAAACTTTTAATAACTCCAAGTCCTGGATTAGCTTTAATCCAACACTCTTCTTTGTCCCATTCGTCCTTATCATCAAGTTCATAAATAAAAGCCAAGAATCTATCATCCTTGACTTTCCCATCTAACACATTGCAGGCATACTCATACTGTGCATCAAAAATACCACCTCTAATAAATCCATTAGTAGTAATGCAATTTAAAAGTGGCTGTCTTCGTGCAGACATTGACTGCTTCATTAGGTCGTATATATCTCTATTTTTAATAGCTGCTAGTTCATCTATAGTTACCATATGAGAATTTAAACCATCTAACCCATTAGAATTACTTGCAAGTGCTTGTAGACTTCCATAGTTCAATGGGAAATAAATATCTGACTTTCTTTTCTTAAGATTCTTACTTAAATCTGGTGATTGCTGAACCATCTTATAACATTCATTAAACCCCTTTTTAGCCTGGTCTAATTTAGTAGCTATATTATAGACTTCTGGAGAACCTTCTCCATCACCAACTAACATATATAATTCATCTGCTGCAAGCTCTGTAGTCTTGCCATTCTTACGTCCTCTAATATCTAATACTTCCTGATACTGTCTTAATCTAGTTTTCTTATGAACAAATCCATAAACTGCTTGATGCTTTGCTTTTTGAAACAATTCTAATTTTAATGATGCTCCTAAATCTCCCTGTGCTTGTTTGCAAAAGGTTTCTATAAAATCTATCGCATCATCTGCATACTCTTTATCAAATACCCAAGGATCATATTTCTCTGGATGATGTATTTTATCTACAAGCATTGTATAAACTTGCTTTATTCTCTTACAAGCTATAATCTCACCAGACATTATCTTATTGTAATATTCCTCTATGTAGGTCATTTCCTATTTTTCCTCCTATTCACAAATTCAGTTAATGCATCAGCTTCTTTCTTTTGCTCTTCTGGTGGTAATAGATCTATTAATTGTTTCATAACCTGTGAGTATTTTTGTATGTAAGGTAAATATAATTTAGATTCATGCCTTTCGACTTTTATCTCTTGTTTACCTTGCTTGAAAATTTCAGTAGTTCCATGTCTAATTAAAACTTCCCTAAATTCATCTAAAGTTATTCTCATGAATGCTGCATCTTTAATTAATCCTTCAAGTACCTTGGCTTTATCTTTTGATAAATCCTTGTATAGTTTCTTAAGTCTATTTATTTCACTCTTAATCTTTTTTTCTCTTTCTAATTGTTCGGATATATCCAAAATTATCCCCCCTCCCTTTTTTTAAATTTTGTTCGGAGTAAAATTGAAGTCCCAACTCCAACGGTCTTCCGTACCCCTCCCTATACTTTTTTATAGGGGGGCCTATGGTTCATAGTTAGCAAACCATTTTTCTATAATATATTTCTCTAACGTTTTATCTTTTCTATTAGTATCTAAGTATGCATTGTTAAGACATTCATTTATATCTTTATCTATAAAGATTAAGTCAGCTCCTAACCTCTTGCTTAACTCTTCTCTTTCTTTTCTCTTTGGTAGTGATGCTATAATCCATATAGATTTAGTATTTATATCATTCTCTTCTATTCTTTTGTATATGTAATCTCTTATCCCTAATGTTATATCTAATAAATTATCTGTATCATTAGTTCTACTTACCATACTTATAGCTTGTTTAATCAAGTCTAGGTCTACAACTAAATCACCTACTGCTCTATGTTCTCTTACATAAGTTGACTTACCAGAAGCAGGAGAACCATAAACTATATACTTACTTATTGGCACTAGGTTTCCTTCCTCATCAAAGTAATAACCATTTGATGTAGCTACTCTTTTCTTATTCTTAAAGTTCTTAGCTAATGGATTAGTTTCTCTGTGCTTATTAAAGTGACAATCTTTACATAGCAAAATTACATTGTTATCCCCTAAAGTAATTTCTGGATCATTTATATTTAATGGTGTTAAGAATTCTATATGATGCACTTCTTCCCCTGGCTTACCACATTCAGCACATATACCAAAATACTTATTAAATATTTCTTCTCTACGATTTTTCCACTTTTGACTATTGTAAAACTTCTTTGCAAATTCCCTAGCCATTATTTACTCCTGTATCAATCCTAATAACCTCAAAATGCTTATTGACTATGCAAACCTTCATTCCAGTAATATCTTTTATTCTAGCTTCTTCTTTTTCGATATCTTCTCTTCTCATTAATGCTTTGGCTTGTATTATCAATACTTTTTTATGTGCTTCTGTTATATCTTTTAATATCTGTGCTTTTTCTAATGCTTCATCTAATTCAGTAGTATCAACATTTATTTTTACTGATAATCCTTGTACCTTTTTATTTTGTTCCTTAACTGCTGCTTTTCCTATTGGTAATATAAATCCTTTGCACTCTATGCACCCTATACCATCTTTATTTTCTTTATATACACTTATTAATCCACATTCAGTACATTCATAAGCAAAATATTTATTCATAAAATCACCTCTTTTTATTAGCAAATGTTATTAATATTATTGATTTCATTGTTCGTATTTTCTCATTTGAATGTTTTATTATCATGGAGAATCACACATTCATTTTTATTTTTTATTACTAATATATGCAATAATTTTTTTCACCTTAATATTGATATACTCAAAAATTAAACATTCATAGTCTAAAAAAATAAATATCATCTTACAAAGTCATTTAATGCTTTGCTATACTGATGATATTTTTCCCTATCTAGCCCTATATAAGCTTTAGTTTCTTCAATGCTCCTATGACCTAATAATTCTTTTACAGCTACTATGTCACATCCACTATCTATATATATTTTATATGCATAAGTTTTCCTCATACTATGAGCACTTATATTATATAACCCAAAGTATTCTGCAGCATTTTTTAAGATATTGCTAACTGCTTGTACACCAATTGGTTGATTATTACCCTTTCTACTCTGAAACATATATTCATAATCTCTTTTATCTCTTATATATTCTTTGAGTATCTTAGCAACCTTTGGTAATAGTTCAACACTTCTAGGTTTTCTGTTCTTTTCTCTTATATTTTTGGAGTTCATTTTTTTACCTTCATAGATAGTGAACTCACCACGTTTTAATGCTTCTTTTATATCCCTTACTTTTAATTTAACTAAATCTCCTGCTCTATAACCAGTCGTTACTCCAATTAAAAATAATATATAATCTCTTTCATTTTTATATTTTAAATAATCTTGTATATCTAAAACTTTTTCTTTTGATTTAATAGGCTTAGATGGTCTCTTTCTTGACAAATCATCTCACCTGCCTAATAGCTCCACCAGCTCCTCTTTTATAGGAACTATGCCTCATCAACTCTTTAATTTCTTTTTCAGTTAGTTTTTTAGGCTTTTTATTGGAGTGATTCTTAACTAACTTACTATAATAATCTGGTTGAGCTTCTTTTAATATTTCTCTTATCGTCACAATACACTCACCTCTTTTTTAATAAAAAAAAGCACTTAGAACTTGTCTAAGCGCTTTCCATATTTTCTATAATACTAGGATATCATGTATTTTTAGAAATTTGTGAGAAATTTTTCGGAAATTTTATAGAAATTTCTAAGAAACTTTATGGAAATTTTCACTCTTGTTATAAATTGAATTATATATTTCTTCTTCACCTTGTCTTACTAAATTATCTATTTGTCTCCTGCATCTATCCAACCTTTTAGCAGCTTGTGTTTTACTCATTTTATTTATATATATGCATATAATAGCTTCTTTAGCTTTTAAAGTTTTAATTAAATTTAGCCAATTGTCAACTCTTTTATTTACTGTTTCATAATAAGCTATTCTTGCTTTTAAGCTATTTTTTTTATAAATTAATTCATCATTGTTTTTACATCTTGGAGAACATTGTACTGCTTCTTCATATCCCTGTGACTTTAAAGTTTCTCCTAGCTCTAATTCTTCTAATTCAAGTTTCATATCTTCTATTTTAATTGTTCTTATTGGGTATAATTGTAATTTTTCTCTTATGTCTTTTAGCTTTTCTTCTCTCATTCTATCTCCTTTATACATAATTACTCACTTACGAGTATTTTATTTTCGATTAATTTTTATTTTTTAACTCTTTCAACTCTTCTCTTAAAAATTGTATTTGATCTTCATATATTTTCTTAAGCTGTGGTGTATCATCACCTTCATAAACATAGCTTTCTAATCTTTTAATTCTTTCTTTTAACTGTTGTTCCCTTGCCTTATTTATTTCCAACATTTCTTATAATCACTTTCTTTTTTTTGAATTGTGCACTAAAAAATACCGCATATTCTTTTTTGAATAATACGGTATTTCTTCATATTTCATATATAATTTTATTGTCTTAATATCAATCAAAATCACTCTAAAAATTAGATTTACCAGTTAGATTTAATTATATTTCCATTTTCATCGTAATATATATATTTTTGTGGTGATGGCATTTTATCTATTTCAAATGGGTCATATCCGCCACTGCCATAATCTTCAGAAATTCTTACCTGGTTTCCTCGTACAAAGCAATTTACATAATCATAATAAGCAACTCTAACTTGCAAAAAACTCTTAACGCAAGCAACCATTTTTTTATTTTCCTTTTCTATTATATGTTCTGGATTATACATAAAAGCAAGTATTAGTAATGAATATAAAAAAAAGATAATACTACCTATAATTGATGTAATTATTATTGTTCCCTTTAATATTTTACTTTTAACACTATTATATATAATTATTACTATCTGAATTAAAATTAAAAATGATAAAACAATAAAAATCCCAGTAAATATAAAACATGGAAAATTCATAAGTGCAAGATTATTAATTTTTAAAACATATACTAATAATTTATATCCTATAATTAATATGATTAAACTAACAAATTCAACAAAAAATATAATCTCTCTTTTCATAATATATCTCCATTTTATATAATTCATTTATTATTTATATTATACAGATAAATATAATGTTAAACAATTTTTTTATTGTTTAGCATTATTTTTTTATTGTTTAACAATATTTTTTGTTAATTCTATAGTTACACATAAAGTCTTCACCGTATTATTAAATTTTTAAAGATCATTTAGTTCGCAATATTTTCAAATTGCGGATTATAATTCACAAACTTCAACATCTTCATAACCATTATAATCTACTATATTTATTGCATCATTAGGCTCTACATTGGCCATTTTGGCTGAAAATGGAACTCTACCTTTCTCTAACACATGTCCATATCCTTCTATAAATCCTTGTCCATATTTAGCTCTTAATCTACAATAATCTCCTGCCATTGATTTAATTCTGTCATCTTCTTCATCCAATGGGTAAAAAACTGATTCAAAACCATCTAATTCTTCTTCTGTTATTTTTACATCATCAAGTTCTATTTCAAATTCTTTTATAGCAGTAACTACAACTTTAAATTTCCTCATGTTTATGCCTCCATCTACTTCGCAATATTTTCAAACTTCTATTTTTTGAATTGTTCATTAAATCATCCTAATTTTTTACGAATTAACTCTAATTCTTCTGCTGTCATATTTGGATTATCTTTAGCATAAAAAATCTTTTTATTTTTACTAACTGGAAACTCCCTATAATAACATTTACCTTTATTCTCTATAGAATCATATTTGCATAATGCTTTCCAATATTCTAATTCTTCCTCTGTGCAATCTGCTCTAAAATGATTTTTCCCACTTCTTGATTCAACCCTATATCTTTTCATTGCTCTTCCTCCATATTATCTAAATACTCATTTAATGTAATTGGAGTAACTAAATCTTCATCTATATTAAAGCTTACTGCTGTTAATTTCTTTCCTGCTTCAACTAACTCTTTATATTCCTGTTTTGGAATATTATAAGTTTTACAATCTAACTTAACACAACTATAAACTTCTGTTGGATTTCCATGTTCATCTTCTCCCCATCCAGCTTCTTTTTCTACTCTATAACATAATCTAATTTTCATTACTCTTCCTCCCTATGTTCACAGTAAATATTTAGATAACCTTCACTATCCACAAAAATTTTATTACTACTACCATCCTCTAAGTGATATTCTGCTATCCAATAAGGACAATTTATAGCATCACCTATATAAACTGCTTCATCTCCACTTAATTCAGTTGAAAATATCTTTACATCTTGTTCTTGGACTAATAAATCTAAAAAATTTCTTAATAACATAAAACTCTCCTTAAATCCGAACTTTGCTTGTACTTTTCGTCCATGGTACCGACATTAATGTCGCTCGCAATATATTCAAACTTCTATTTTTGAATCATTCACTATAATATTTTACATTTTAAATACTCTTCCAGTTCAGACGGAACTTTAAAGAATCCAATATCTTTAACCTCTGACACTACTATTTGTGTAACTTTATCGTCTTTTATATAAGGCTCTGCTTTACTTTTTAAAACGTCTACGCTATTTGCAATAAAACTATTTTTGACTACTGCATCCTTATATACATCTGCTCTATAATACATTCTCTTCCTCCTGTTTTTGAATTGCGCACCAAAAATACCGTATATTCTTTTTTTGAATAATACGGTATTTTTAATATATTTAATATCTATTTTTTAACTATGCTAATTATTAATTTTCTCTAAATCACATTTCTTAACTCCATCAATAACAGCCTGTTTAACATCTGACTTTATTTTAGGTAAAAGTGATATTATAGCATGCTTAACAGCAATCTTGATGATTAAATAAAATATGTATAATATAACGAAAATAATTAATCCTATAGATAATATATTTCCTATTGCATCCCCCAAAAGCATATTCTCTCTCCTTCCTTTTATAATATAATAAAATTATACAATAAAATTCCTGAATTTTACATACTTATGTTAATACCGTACTATTCAATTTTCAAAGATAATTTAGTTCGCAATAATTTCAAAATGATTCATTGTTTTTAGTACATTCTTCGCAACAAATAACATTATTAAAACAATACTTACAGCATAAAAATTCCTTTTTGCTCGACGTATCACTTTCAAAACACTCACATTCATTGCAACTGTAATTTATTTCACACCCAAAATAATCCATTTTCTTGTTATTCATAAACTCCCTCCATACATATATCAACATTTCAAATTATTCTCTAATCTTCTTCCTGAATACAATCTATGTTTATTATTTCAGTAGCATTATCTGCTACCCATTTACCTAAGCTTTCATAACTATCAAATCTTTTTTCTTTGTATTCTCCATTCCATCTTTCTCTGTATACATAAGTTATTTCCATATTTTCACCCTTCTTCTAACGCTTTATTTATAGCTTCTTTAAAAGTTAAGCCTTCAAAGTAATATTCAACTGTCCTTGTTATAATATCTTCTAATTCCTCTTTATCCATGATCTACTCCAGATAAATATCTCTGAAAGGAACTTAAACATTCTAAATCTGTAATCCCCACTACTTTTAATAGCCTGTCCAAAGGTCCTTTCTTTAATATTTTTTATTTATATAAATGCCCTAAAGCATTAATAGCAAACTATCCTATAATTTCTCTTAATATATTAAACTTTTCTTTACCTTTTTGAGCTCTTATACTCTTACCATCACTTACTACTGGTGTACACATTTCCATCAGCCTGTCATAAGTTCTTTTGTGATACATATTTTCCAAGTCATTAATATTAATATTTGTTGTTATAATTGTTGGTAATGAATTTCTATACCTGCTATCAATAATGTTGTATATTTTAGATGCTGACCACTCATTTTTTTGTTCAGTACCTAAATCATCAATTATTAATAAATCTGCATTAGATAAGCTCTTTAGTATAGTTTCTTCTCCCTCTTTTCCATAAGAAGAATATGTCTCCTTTATTCTTTCAAGCATTTTATTAATACTTACACAAATTGTCGGCGTTCCTCTTAGCATTAAATAATTAGCTATACAAGCAGTTGCATGAGTTTTCCCATTACCAGGAGCTCCGTATATTAATAAACCTAAATTGTTTTCTTTAGCTTTAGTAAAGTTACTAGCATATTTACTACATATGTTAAAAATCTTTTCTGAACCAATATCATGATTCCAATTTTCAAATGTGCATTGTTTAAATTTTTCATCCATTAAACTATTTTTAAATATGCTATTTAATCTAATTTGCTTTTCCTTATTCTCATCTTCAATTGCTTTTTCCTCTAGCTCTTTCTTTCTACAACTACAAACTATAGGAACTCTTCTAAGAACATTTAGAATTACAATATCTTTTTGAATTGGATCTCCACACTTTTCACAAACTTTTATAGTAGTATCATAATCCAACCCATTCATCAGACTTTTCCCTATTGTTGTTGCTAGTAATTCTGCTACTTCCATCACTTTCACTCCTTCCTTTTGATAACCAATTTTGTAATATTCCTAAAACATATTTATAATTATTAATTTTCCCTCTATTCATAGCTTCGGTTGCTGCATCTATTAACCATTGTTTGCTATAAACTTCTATATCACTAGATATTTGCTCCATTAACATTGCATTTACTATAAAGCCACACTTTTCAAAATGCTTAAATACATCTAAGTCTTTTTCTATACTACTACAAATATCCTCAGTTATCTCTTCTAGGTTGTTCTTACCTATCCTATCCTTACCTATCCTATCCTTACCTATCCTATCCTGTGTATCCGAAGTGTAACCATCATGTATACATTTTGGATACGGTGCATTTTTAATATTAACTATCTTATTTTTTATCAATTTTCTTCCAGTTTCTTCGAACGTGTAAGATTTATTTTCATCTATATTTAGCATGGATTTTTCAAACTTATAATTTGTTTCTGTATATCTATCATTCTGAATGTAATTATGAATTCTCCAATGTTTAATGACCACAACACCTGACTCAAATGGTATTAAAAATTTTTTTGCTATTAATAGCTTTAAGTCATCATCTCCACAACCTATCATTCTCTGAATTTTCTTAGAATTATTTATAAATCCATCATCATCAGCTCTCATGCTAAGATGAAAATATAATGCTTGTGTACTCAAAGGCATATCTAGAAAAATATAACTATCTATAATCGTCTTTGCAAACATTCGTCTTCCTGCCATTATTACTTTCCTCTTTCTAACATCTATATTTTTTATGTTTTTTGTATTATACTTATATTGATTTGTTTTGTTTGGACTTACTCTTAGTTTGGTAGCTGGGGTATGTCCATTTTTCTTTTATCTCCTAAAATTCCATAAGACTTTTGTATGGATATTACAAAACACAAATTCATATGGAGTTGCCC